AAATCGAACACGCATATCAAAGTCAAGCGTATAAATTAAAGTTCTTCGAGTCTCAAAAGATCCTTCGTACTCATCCGAAAAAGAAACACCAGTCAAAACAATCGGCACATCGGTTGAGGTGTCCGGTCCTTCCATGTTCTTTATCGCAATGGTGTATTCGGGTGTGAAAGAGGGAAGAATTTGTTCAAAGATCTGTAGAGCGTCGTCTTGGTTTGTTGCAAGGATATTCAACTGTATTCCCAATTTATAGGGAACACTTTGCATTACGGTATTCTTTTTGACGCTGCTTCCATCAATCGGAAAGAATCTCTTATTCATTCGATTGAGTTTTGCGGTCGTATCATAGGAGATCGAAGTAATCTCAAACGCCATTCTTGGAAGTTTAATTGCAATACTTCTCTTTTCGGCTTGATCTCTTTCGGCATTAATGCGAGCAAGGAACTTTGCCTTTGGTCCATACGACAAAGGAACTCTTTCCATACTACCACCCTGTCGAACAATCTTAATATTGTTGAAGATCGTTCCGAAGACGGCAACCGCCTTCTTCATGGTCTGATTGTAAAAGTATTGTCCGTTGAGCATCTTAAGTCGTTATGTTGATTTCGCCGAAGGGATTGGTTTCCGTAAAATCAATAAAATTGTTTCCAATCGTTTCAAAGTCTACGTTCTGTGCGTCGGAATCGTTATCATCAATTGTAGTGAATCCATCAATTGAGGTGATTGCATAAGAGGCGCCTGACTCTGCTCCCACAAGATTTCCAACACTTCCGCTGGTTATTGAGAACTGAGTTGTGCTTCGTTCCGGTGAGTCAAAGGATGTGGTAATGCTCGAAACAACAACATAACCCGATCCATCTGCCGGAGAATCACTGTCTGCCGCAACTTCGGCTGTGATAACTGTTTGTGGACTCTTATCTCCAAGACCCTGAGTAACATCTTCTCCAATGTTGTACGTACCCGATCCAGCACCCAAGGTGAGCTTCGTTCTTGTTGCAAACTCAGTTTCAAACTTATCAATCGCATCGACACCTGTGTCAATTGCCTGATTGTTGTACTCAAAGAGTTCACATGTAAGTTTAAATGTCGGAAGATTTTGTAATTGATAGAACGGTGTTTCGTCTTCAACAAAGGTGATCTCAAAGAGACCATTCGCAGTTGGAAAGTAGATAAGATCTCCCTCTTTGGGGCGAAGTGCGGAGGAATCGTCGGTTTGAAATCTTCCAATGAGATCCTGCCAACGTCGATCCGAAACAATGAGATTCATTTGATCTCGTACTTCGACACCAAACTTACTTAAGAGATCACCATCGCCCGCAAATCCATCAATATTCTCAACATACGCTTCAATCATATAGGAGTCACCAAACTCCGACAATGCATCCTCATTGAAGATTGCGTTTGTGTTGACTATCTTACGAGGAATATAGTATACGTCATGTCCATAGATTCTCAAAGACTCTATGATAATATCTTCATAGAGACGCTTTTCGGCTGTGGTACCGTGACTAAAATATACGTTACGAGGAGACATATTATCCTACAAAGAAGTGTGGAGGAGCTTCGTATCTTAACTGCATCTGTTCCTCGATTTTTTCGATCTCGGTATTTGCGTCGTCAAAGATTTGTCTTCCATTGAAAGTCACTCCGCCCGGAAGTTGCATACCTTCGAACTTAATGAGATTGAGTCCCCACTGTTTCTTAAAGAGAACGGTTGTGTACTTTTTGAGAAACATGTCATTCCACACATCGGTGTATGTATCGGGGTCGATAGCTTCGTATCCATCAAAAATCACATATTGTCCAACATCCAAATCCTTCAAAACATTGGCATGGAAATTTACACGATTCTTATGACGAGAATACTCGATCATCTCATACATTCCATTGATATTACGATCCACAAGAGACATATATTGTTTTGTCATCTCATAGTTCAAAATTCCACCATAGGGTCCACCAAGATCGAAGATGTCGTTAAAGTGAATTTGATAATCTACCGAGAAAATGCTTGTCGATGATTGAGAAGTTGTGATCGTAAAGACATTATTGATCGTAAAGATATTGGATGAGTTTGGTATTTCGATATAACCATTATCTTTATCGGTCTGTGTGAGAACATGTTTTCGCAAGTTACGTACAACCGCATCACTGTGATACTCTTGGTAAAATTGAAGTGATTCATCGACTCGATCTTCGAGCTGATCATCATCCACATTGATCTCAATCACGGGATGACCTAACGCCCTAAGACAATAGTCAATGTGTTGTTGTCGTGTTGCTGGTGTTGCCATATTCTCTATTTATACTATTATGAACTACTAAACTCTCCCTTGAGATTTTTTCGAAATATCCCCCTAAAGATACGAGACATAGTTTCAGGTAATCCTCTTCGTAGATTTGAAGGTGCTTCAGGAACTCCAGCATAAATCGACGCTGTATTGGTATATGAAGAATTTCCAAATTCATTATACGCATAGACGCGATAATAGTATGTTTGACCAAGAGTGATATCAGTATCAGTGTAGTAGTTGATGTTTTCACCGACCGTTGCTATTTGATTGAAGGTCGTATTATCAGTTCCTCTCTCAATAACAAAACCATCCTCGTTGTCCGAGTTATCGTTCCATGTTAGATTGATCTCTTGGGTGTAGGCGATTGACGCAAACATCAGAGAAAATAATATAGTGAGTTTTCTCATATTCATTTTTAATATTATAACAAAACATCTGAGTCGAGACTCGCATCAGATACAGATGATACGTCAAATCCAGCTCCTATAAGTTGTTTTAAAAGAAACATTGAATTTATTTATTCTTCTCCCGTGACTTCTAAATCTTCGTACCAAGAATTCGTTGCTGACTGCTAAGAGTATTTTCATAGTTATTTCAACGCCACTGCAATCATAGAGTTGCCAGTTGTGTATGAAGGGGTTACCGTTCTTGTTTTGCTTCCAGAAGTGGCTTCTAGTTTTTCATTTATAGAAACAGTTGCGACGGTCCCCGGATATGCAGTATCAATCAACTCTGTACCATCGGACCAAGTATGCGTTATATCCGACTTGGTATTTCCAGATATTGTAACGATCATCGTGTCTGCGGTTGTTGTCGTAACATTGACAGACCACGGCGTGGCATAACCAACTGCGGAAGTCCCGTAGGCATCAACTGGTGAGCCACTTGTCACGCAACCAGAATAAGCTCCGACCCAGATATAGTAACTTTCACCACTATCTGGATAAAACGAAGACCAGAGTTCCGTTGTGGCTGACGCTGATGAAGAAGCACGTTTCCAGTAAGCCGCTACAGTTGATTGGAATGCGGCTGTTCCATCTTGATCGGCTATCTTTGTCCAACCAGCTGGAGGAGAAGTAGTTGGATTACTTATACTGTCAGATGTGGAAAGCAACAACAGAATGTCGTTGGTAGAAACCGCTGGTATATTGACAGTTATATCGGTTGGAGCAGAATAATCAACACCAGGCGTTTCGGCAGAATCCTCAAGTGTGATGCTAGTAGGTCCGCCACCTGAAAGGTCAGAATAAGATCTAGCTATTGAAGAGTTGTCCCCGAACCAAAGAATTTCGTCAGCGGTTAGCAGGTCGCTAAAGAAATACATGAAGTCTATATCACCGCCATCGCCGCTGTCGCCGCCAATCTTAGCTACACTAGTGTTCCAGACAGGCGTAAATGCTGCGGAAGTTGCTGACAAATTTTCGTTTAAAACCTTAACCGTAAATTTATTAGTAGAGCTGTTATACTCCATATAGACCGTCACCCATTGTCCAGCGTAGGAAAGGGAAGTATTCACGGTGACTGCCGTGCCTCCTCCCATTCTACCAACATGACCGTTCCCGCTCGTGAAGGTAATGTATTCCCGCGTGCCGCCACCTGTATAAGGTCCTCTATTGATGCCCGCATCTTTGTATCTAACAACCATGCTCCAGTCTTGCTCTGAACTAGCCCACGCAGCGGAGAGGCCTGTTGATGATAAGTAATCCGAACTAGTTGTTCCATTGTAGTAGTTTGGCGTTCCAGTGGTCCATGAGCTTGTCCCATTCTCTGTTAGATTATATGGACCAGCCGTATGCAAATCGTTTTGACCTGATCCACTAGCGTCATCAAAATCATACGCAGCAACCAAATTAGCAGTTCCTGGGCTGGTTTCAGAACCGCCACCCGAAGCGGGTTTTAAACTGGACTTCCAACGCAGCATTACAGCAATTCAAACTCGCTTTGAAATGTAACAGTAAGATCGCCAGCCTCCACTTTAGCTAAAGCATTAGACTCTGCATCAAAACAGTTTTTAATATGAGTGCTAACCAAAGCGACCATTTCGTTCCACTCATCTAGTGAGTTTTGTCGGAACGCTTTCTGCCAAACCTCCTCTGTGAATTGGATTTCGTTGCCATCCTCGTCGAAGTCAGTCCAAGTGATTTGCACCTTCTTATCCATCTTCCAATTAGAATAGGCTACAGACATAGGATTGGCTATCAACATTGTTAAGACCGAGGTCATTTTCTGCTGGCTGTTGCTATCTGTAGCTATACGCCACAAATCGCCGCTTGCATCAGTCCACTCAACGCCACCTTGCTCCTTGTCCCAACGGTCAGATGTGATTTGGTTCTTAAGCCTGCTCTTGGCAGCCTCCTCGCTAAAATCTACAACCTCCCAAGCTTGAACCCATCCATCAGCTCTTTGTTCAAATACTGGATTTAGGTTTTGAAGAGTAGCATTGTAAACTGGCTCAGGATCTATGGTGTAAGTATAGCAATCAAAATCTGCAAGCACTGCAGCATTTAATTCGCTCGGAAAACTTACATTTGGATTGTCCCGTTTTAACCGAGACTCGCTATATTTCCTTGGTACTCCGTCTGTAATTTTTAGTATGTTCATGATGATACTCCTGATGACATTCCGTACAGTGTGCTATTGACCTTCCAGATCAGTATGATTGTTTCGTTGGTGGTGTCTAATGTTGGAGCCGATCCACCGACCCATTCCATCGTAGGCCAAGTGGCAGTGTATGCAGTTCCATCGTCTATGTGAAGCGTTATAGACTCGCCGTTAGCAAGAGAATCAGTAAATGTAACATTGCCCGAAAACGTCAGCCTCTGGATTGTTCCGTTAGCTGGGTCCAATGCCGTCGAACCAGTAACGCCGGTCGTATTAACGGCCAGTTCTACAATCTCGCCATTGATTTTCAACGAACCATTAATATCCAAAGTGTTGACTGGCGACGAAGTCCCAATGCCTAAATTGCCAATAAAATAACCTCCACCAGTGGCGTTGATTGCCGCAACTTCACCACCACTATTCTCAAACTTAATAAAGTCGTTAGTTGTGGTTCCGCCTCCATTGCGTAAAAACGTCATCGTGGGACAAAGCGAGCTGTCCTCGTCGTTGACTACAATGCTTCCTGTACCGCCACCATTAACACGGAACTCACCTGACACATCAAGAGTATGACTTGGCGACGCAGTGCCTATGCCTACCCTGCCATTACCCCTAACCAGCATAACTGGTGTAGCGGATTGAGTGCGAGCAACTAAAAGATCTCCACCCGTAACAGTAGCAGAGTTGGCATATAGGTCCAACAGGGCTGTGCCACCAGCGCCAAAATCTGACTCAAAATTACCACCACCCGCATTGGATTCAATTCTAAGACCAAACTCAGTATTAGACTGCCCATCGTAATTGATGTACGCCCCAGAAGAAGTAGTGTTTTCAACATGAAGAGTATTTGATGGCGACGTAGTGCCAATGCCTACCTTGCCGTCATGGGAAATGAGCATTCTGCTTGTAGCATTTGCCGCAGAAGCTGTTTTTGTAAAAAACTCTAAGCTGCCACGGTATTGGCCCGACTCACTGAACCCTCGTGCCATTATCCCAGAAGCACCTACAAAATTTGATCCGTCATACGGGGGAGCGGATAAGTCTCCAACAGCATTTGGAGAGTGTCCTATAACCGTAAGCACACCTCCTGACGTATTGGTTCCAGCAACATTTCCACCAGCACCATAAAATTGTTGAGGAGAATTGTTTCCGTCTATACCTATGTTTCCATCTGATATTGATAACTTAGCTCCGGGTGACGTAGTACCAATGCCTACTTTCTCGTTACCTATGTCCACCGTCATAGTTGTGTCAGTGGAATTCATCTTAGCAAAATTTAACTTTGTACCCGTGCCACCAGTTGAACTATTACTAGATTGAATATAAAAATCATTTCCTGATCCAACAGCCCTTAATCTTGGGCCAGTTGCTGCATCAACTCCAAGAATTGTGCTACCCACAACGTGTAAATCTGCATCAGGCGACGTAGTGCCAATGCCTACGTTGCCGCTGCTGTCGATACGCATACGTTCTGCGCCGCTTGTAAAAACTGAAACATTATTTGCGCCGCTTTGGTACAGCCACAGATCACCAGTGGTACGCTTTGAAACAATCGTGGATGATGTCGTGTTATTTGCATTGTAAAGATTAATGTCTGTATTGTAACTTGTGTTAGTTTGTTGCAGATACAAAAGCGTATGAGTAGCTGCCGAATTATTCACATGCAATTTAGCGGAAGGCCCCGTAGTGCCGATGCCCACGTTGCCATCGTTGTCAAGGTGCATTACAGTCGCAAGGCCACCACGAGTCGTCCCCGTCTGTAACTGTATGTCATAACCAGACAACCGACCAAAAGCAGGACCGTCACCTCCAAGCGTAGTAAAGGCGGCTTCGGCGTAGTTGTCGGTACCCGAATCAATGACGCTAAACGCACGATTCTGTGAAACGACCTGTAAGTTTGCTGCAGGCGTCGTAGTGCCTATGCCCACGTTGCCATCGTTTTCGATGAACATTAATGGGTCTGTTCCATTGTGGAATGTTACACCTTGACCCGCGTCGGTAGGTGTATAGATGAACATTCCGTCAGGTACTGTGCTAGCCTCTCCTATCTCAATCACCCCTTCACCTGAATTATTGATACCTATGAGATTCAGTGTGTTTCCTGATACCCGTTTACTTAATAACGCTGTATTGTTATCAAGCATTATGTTTCCAGAAACATGTAACTTTTCTGCAGGCGACGCAGTGCCTATGCCGACGTCGCCGCCGTCGGGTTGCAGAACTAGATCTAGTGCAGAGGATTCAGCGTTGTTCGTAGACTGAATAGTAGCATATTGACCAACTCCAGTTTCATAATACGCACCAAGCACCAAGCGCTGGTCGATGTTGTCTATGCCAATCTCTGTGCGATTCCCGCTAGAATCTCCAAAAACAGACAGCTTGTGAGCAGGCGACGTAGTGCCAATGCCAACACGATCAGCAGATACATCTACAAAGAGTGTGTCCGTATCAAACGCCGCATCGCCACTAATATCTAATGTTCCAGCGATTAGTCCAGCGTTGGTGTAAGTAATATTTCCGGTCGAATCTGCGGTTGCGGTAGTCGTTCCAAGAGCGAACTTATCCGCAGACTCATCCCAAATAAACAATGCATTATCGCCGGTCGATCCTCTTTCAATGATAATACCAGAATCGTTTGCATTGCTCGTAACACCCGAATTCAACTCAAAAAGATTATCCGTAACAACTGAATTAGTTGCATTGAGTGTTGTGGTTGTTCCGTTGACCGTAAGGTTTCCACCTATCGTAACTGTTGTTCCGTCATCAGTGATTACACTGTCGGTTACTGTATTGGAATCACTCCATTTTGTAATGTAATTCGTTGTACCGGATCCATCAACCAATGTTGATCCCCAAACCCGTGGATCAATCTCATCTGTGACAATACTTGTTCCATTATATACTAAGACGGTATTATCTGTTCCAGACGAAATACTTGGAACATCGATTGTTCCGGCATTGATCGTAAGTGTATCTCCAACTCCATCACCTATGATAGAATTGCCTGTTGTACGAAATGTTCCATTGACATCTAAAGTGTACGAAGGTGTTGTGTCATTGATACCAACTCGTGTATTTGCGATGTCGATATGAACAGTATCATCTGCAACTGCTTTATTGCTTGCGTTACCAACAAAGAGACGACCTTCGTTGAGGTTAGGAACAGCATTTGTTCTTCCGGCACCACCAACCTTGATTCGTCCATCGGTTGCGTCAATTCTTTGAACGAGACCGATGTTTTGAATGAGAGATGATTCGCCGGCTGGAGCAACGTTAGTGAGACCACCGGGCGTAGTCGAAACATAGAGTGTATCACCTCGTTGCCATGTCGGAGAATCTAAAGTATTGACAGTATCGTATCCAATAAAAGTACCAAAGGTAACAACCGTACAAGGATTTCCGCTTGTGGTTGTTGCCGAAACCAATCCAAACGCCGGCATCTTTGCTGCGTCATCCGCATCCGCTTTCGAAACGATTGCAAGTTGACCATTTACACCCGAGATATAAACGGCATCTCCAAGTGTTAAGTTCTCTCCGGCTTGCGCTTTAAATGTAACTGGTCCTCGTAGATCACCAATGAATTCTCCGGTAATCTCTATGTTTCCATCGACTTCAAGCGCCTCGCCCGGACTTGTGACTCCTATGCCTACGTTTCCGGTGTTATAGTATACATCACTACCATTTTGTGTCCAGTATCCTCCTCCACCTATCGAGGACGCCCCAAAGTAATCTATCGTATTTGATGATGTCTTATAGTAGAGTTTACCATCCGCATAGTTGATCGCCAACTCTCCATAGTCGATATCTCCGGTCGTTGGAGCGTTAGATGAAACGGATGACTTCTTTAAACGTATAGATGTAGACATATTAGATAAAAATCTTCCTCTTATGGTCTATAGAGACCGAGTTGTAGGCCATATAGGTGACCTTTCTGTCTTTATTTATACTAGAAAGTTCCGCCGTCAATTACGCTTGACCACGCTGGAGCTCCTCCCGTTACCTGTACGAGAACAGTTCCGGTAAGGTTATCCGCCGGAGATCCATCGGCGTTATCGGTCGTCGCAACAAATCCAGTAGTATTTGCGGCAGTTTGATAAACAAGTTGATTGGAGGCGCCGCCATCGATGTTTGTCGCTCTACCCGAAAAGATCGTAGTCGTAAGAGTATTGGTGCTTGGATTATAGGTAAGACCCGTGTCACTCTCAATTCCCTGTGTACCAGTTGCGCCATCAACAAAGGTGATGTATGTTGTTTCGTCGGTAGAGTTGTTTGCCGTAACCGTAACATTCGTTGATTCGGTAGAGGTGTCGGCATTACCCGTTACATCTCCGATAAGATTACCTTCGAAAGTAGCTGCAACAAATGTTTCCGATCCAACAGTCCACTTATCAGCGGACTCATCCCAGATCAAAGTTTTATTAGTAGAACTTCCTCGTTCTACTTCAATACCAGCGTTCTGTGAAGGAGCACCCTCCTCATCACTGTTGAGAGTAATGATCGAGTCACCAACATTGACAACATTTGAGTTGACGGTTGTGGTCGATCCGTTTACAATCAGATTACCTGTGATGTATACATTACCACCTGCTTCGGGGCTGGAATCCGTATAAGGAGAATCAAATGGAGCGGGATCCAAGATGAGATCACCATTGGCACGAATCGTAGCGGTTTGAGGAGAATCCGTCGAGTTGATTGTGATCGTTCCAGTACCATCATCGCTAATCGATCCGTTCGTCAACTGAGTGTTACCGTCATCCCAACGAGGAATGTATGTGTCGGTAAGATTACTTGCGTTCTTCAGCGAAAGAGTATGATCGATATCTTCACCAGTTGTCGCACCCGAAGATGCAATACCTTCTCCGGCAGTAATTGTTCCAACAAAGTCTCCGCTGGTTTGCGTTCCAAGTGTTACATCACTGATCGTTACATCTCCACTTGAAACACTGAAGTCCGCCGAGTTGAATGTAGCGATACCTTTGTTTGTGTCCGAAGCATCTTCACCCGAAACCGTAATTGTGGTTGATACTTGATTGTGAGTAACGTCAATTCCTTCTCCACCTCGAAGCGAGAACGCATTGGAGGTAGGGGTAAATGTACCAAAGTCTGTTGTGATCGACTTTGCTACCGAACCAATCAATGTTGCGGCTCCAGTACCACTTAAAGTAATGTCGCCACTTACCGATACGTTTTCGAAATCTTCAGGACTACTGCCACCATATACAAGAATTTGACCAACCGAAGGTGTACCAGTGATCGTTACATCTGTAAGATCGTTAAGAGTTTGAGCTCCTGATCCTTCAGGCGAAATGTAACTCTTTAGATTCGCACCCGTGACCTTCTTAATTCGATTGTCAGTATCATCGTAGAAGGTAAAGAGATCTGCATCGGCCGGAGTTGCGGCAGTTGCACCGGCAGGATACGCGGCAACTGGTCGAGCGACAACGGATCCTCCGGTTTCCTCCCCAACAAAAAGGTTGTGACTAGTAAAAGAATACGCTAACTCGCTCTTTGCTAAATCGTCTGTTGCGGGCGCGTTATTGCTGTCACTATGTTTTATTCTGATAATTGTTCCGGGCATCTCTTAAAATCCTCCACCTAGTATAGATAAGTTTTCGTTATTCATCGAATTCGTTGCTTCAAATTTGTTTGTTGATCCGTTGTATTGTAACACCGCTCCATCACTCGCTCCACTTATATCAATGTCAGTAAGGTTTCCCAATGAATTAACCGAACCCACATCGATGACCTGAGCTCGAACAGGAATACTCGAAGTCATCTTTGACTTCGTTGCGACAGAACTAATCTTTCCTTTTAACGCCATAATTATTAACCATAGCCTGGGCTATAATCATCCGGTTGTGTTACTCTTGGATTGACGGTTACTTGACCTTCAACAACTCGTGTTACTACTCCGGCCGGGTTTATGACTTCGACATCATAAACATAACGACCGGCCTTTAACGCTCCAGTTTGTGTTCGCGTTAAAGAAATAGTGAATTTACCATTCGTTGCGTCGCTAATCACCGTTGTAAAGTTGGTCGCATTTGATGCAGTATAGGATTTACGTATTTGACCCCGAGCAGTATAATCTGTGATGTTTACCAAATTATCGTTGGCATCTTCAACTGTCACTGTCGAGGTAAATGTAGATCCTTGATCAATATATAGATTTGCAAATACGGCCATACTTGTCTATTTATAACATTATATCATTACAGTCCAGTTTTTTCAACAATTTCAATACAAGATCTTTCAGTTCTTTTACTTCTCCTTTGAGATCATCCATTTCCGCCATCTTCTGTCTTCGCATCTTTGCGGCGTGATACGCATCGGAGCTCACATTGATGATTGCTCCGGATGCGGTATCTCGTCTTAGATTGTGTTTCCCTTGAACCTTTTCCAACATTAGATCGTTGCGATTGCTCTGAGATCCGTGACAGCCGGAACTTGAGCCGCATCACCTGAAGTCATAACAATTTTCAATTGAAACTGAGTGAAGTCGTTTGTCGGATCGATTTCGTATTCGACTTCTTGGAAAGGTGTATTATCACCTAGCGAAGAAAGATCGGAGATTCGACTGGATGAGAGCTCTGTCCAAGTTGCGTCTCTTAGATCCAATACTTGAGGACTTGCGATCTCATCATCGAATCGAGCGTAAAGACGAACTCTTGATCCTTCGGGTTGACTTACTCCAAGATAGACATTCAACTTATCAGCAGGATCGTTTAAGAAGACTTTCTTCGAGATGTAACGAGCAGTGGCATTTCCACTCGCCGCATTTGTCTCATTTGTAACATCATTGTTGATGACATATCCATTGCAAAGAAGAGAAATCTTATCCAAATCAACAACAGGTGTTGCGTATTGATTGGATGAAGTAAGAGTTGCTCCTAACGTGATGTCGCTTGCGGATGAAACGGTGACTGCCGAAGGTAAGTATAGATGAGCCCCATCCGGTGTTAAGCTGTATGAATTTCCTCCGATAGAAAGAGTGTAATTGATCTCTGTCTTAGGTGGAAGAATCTGAGCAGGACTAAACTGAATAGAACTTACGGTGAATGGAGTATTCTTTGGTATCGTTTCAAAAGCTCCTGTGAGAGTACCGGCCGGTCCAACTGTCTTTGTGCGAGTTGATTCTCCAGCCGCTAAGAATGTGTGAGCGTTGAGAGTAAACTTAATGTCTCTTGTCTGAACCGGCGTCCAAGTTGAAGCGTTTGAACTTCGAAATGCAACTCCAAGATACGGATCCTTATCTATTCGTTCACCACTGGATATGTCTTCACCTCCAAGTTCCGACATCCAAATGGTGTAATCGGGAGAAGTTGATCGTACAATGAATGCGTATTCTCTATTCGTTTCCAAATGAACCGCACTTGGAAATGTGAATGTAGTGACAGATGACGCATCATCACTAATGTTTACTTGACTACTCTCAAGTGAAACCACACCGTTCTTTATGATTTTTGCGGAATACGGATATCCATTGAGAACCTCTACGATTTGTACAGAAACAGGTTTGGCAGAATCTTTTCCCTTAAAGTATAAATCAAGAGATTTAATGAACACACTATCAATTCCTTCAGGAACCTGTGGACTATCATCGATGCCAAATTGACCAACGTTAAAGGATTGTGCCAGTGGATCCAAGTATACAAGATCATAAGGATTGTAATTATCTCCACAATCATATCCTCCATCTTCAGGAGCAGCCTCACTTGCTTCGAAGTTGACTAGAACTGGATCAACATCAGCGTAGAGTGAAGGTTGTGTGGAATCATATAGTTTCAACTGGAATATCATTTCCGTTGAAGTTGAAACAGAGTATGTTACCGAGGCAGTATTACCTGTGACTGTAAATGTACCAGTTAATTGTGTACCCGAGAAGTCCGAAGTCGTAACACCTTGAATGAGAAAAGGAATAGTTGTTCCATCGGTAACATTCGTGGTTGTAAGAGTTATCGTAAAACTTTCGGTATCCAAACGATAAGCGTGATTCGTGCTTAAAGAATACGTCGGTAACGCATCGGGCTCGACTATTGGATCTCCTCCACCGGAGCCGGGATTTGAAGGTCTTCTTGGTGCTGTCGGACCTACTTCCGAATCAATAGGTGGAGAGGGAACGTGTACTTCACCATCCTCAGAATCATAATAATCGTATTGAGTACCCGTTGCACGATAAACAGCCTTGGCTTCCGAAAGGCGATTTAGATCTTCTACTCCTCCATCCGTATCAGTAAGAGTGAAATTAATCGAACCAGTTGAGAACTTAAGAGTATTGTTGTTTGGAATAATAAAATATCCTTCGAGAGTTCCGGCATTATCCGTTGTCAAATTTCTTCGAGCATCACTAAGTGTTGTGAAAACCTGAGATGCACTCTGATCAAAGAAGTCAATTCTATTTGCGCTATTCAATCTTCGGTAACGAAAATCCTCAAAACTATTGGCATTTGGAGAATCGTCACCATTCAATGTTGTAGCATAGGCTGTGATGTTATTATCATCAAAGTAGGCAAAATGACGAGTGTTTGGTTTAAGACCAGTCGCTTTGAAATATATTCTTCGCGACCGCATGAATGGAATAATTTCTACCGTTACTTCCGGCATCGGAAGATGCGGCCCGAGATTACGGGGATCATCCGGAGAAAGACCTGTTTGAGTTCCTCCAACATACCTACCTCTATTCCCATACGTCCGAGTTGAGGTTGTGTCTTGCGAAACGTCTAAAACTGGATGGAGGGCGTTCATCAGCCGAGCTTTCAGTTGTTGCTCCTCGTTTCCCGTAATATCAGTGAATGGCACACCTACAATATCATCTCGATTGTGTACTGATTCACTACCAAGTGTCGTTGTTCCCCTTGAAGAAAATTCAAAATTATCATAGGATCCATCAACATTATCTGTATTCAGAAGTGGTCTATTCCTATGTTCAATCCAATCATCGGATGAAGGAGAAATTTCTACCAATCCTCTGTAATTGGTTGCTGAGTATGGAATAACCGATTCAAAGACTGAAGCAAATCTTTGTTTAACAATTTCCTTTGTTCCAACTGAAGGAAGTCTGATTAAATTATCTTCTTCTTGAGGACTATTATCCGCCAGTCGAACTTCAACCAAGTTTCTATCGATACTCGGAAACAATTGACCCAAACTTCTATCAATTGAGCAGACATGTTTTGGATCATCTACTTCAGCACGACTATGACCATTGAAATTATCAACAAAGAAACCATTTTTGAATCTTTCACCGGCTGAGTCAAAGATTTGTTTATCGGATGTTCTTTTTTCGAGAAGAGATAAAGAAGTGTAGTATTCAAGATTTTCAATTCTCTTTTCGAGATCTCCGATATCGCCCATTGTGTATCTCTCATTATGAACAGATACTTTTCGAATCTTGGTGGCATCATAGGTGTATGGATTCACATAGAGATTGTAAAGAGCCATTGATCCAGTTTCAGTTTTAGGTGGAACTGGATTTTGTGAAGAAACACCATTCTTTAAGAGATATTCACCTCTTCGTGTTAAAACGATCTGATCGATACGAGGCAAATAGTAATCAATAACCGTTTTAATTTTGGTGTTCGGTGTCAACGAGACAGCACCCGATCCGCGAAAATCGAACACATCAGAAAGACGTGTACCATCGTAGATTGGAAACTTATGATAAGAATCTTCGCCATCTTGGAATGCGGCAGGATAAGACTCAAGAGAAAAGTAATCTCCAGCACCATGACTAAAGTAATTCAAAGTGATATCTACATCTCCATCAATCGTTGTTTCACCAACATAAGTCAATGTTGCGTTTTGATAAGAATTATCACGTTGTCCGTTATCCAAAACAAAATTATTGAGATCTATAATAGAATCTTGTAAAGGACTATTGTTTGAGGTGATTGCGGTAATTTCCACAACATCAATCACACCAAGATCAATAATTTCTCCAGTGCTGATTCCTCCGGGCGAAGGACGAGCGCTTACGGTGTATCCGGTATTAAGAGTTTTTGTCGCGAGAGAAAGAGCTTTCGTAAGAGTTGCAATCGCGGCAATGTTTGCTCCGCCCGGAATAACCGTGATGTTACTCATTGTTAGAGTAGCTTCGGTCTTTGCAACATTCAAACTAACATTTGTTACAGTACCAAATGCTCTCGATACCGGAGAATCTACGCCCGGAATAGTAACGAGATAATCATTCGGATTTGTGCTCTGAAATGTTTCTCCAACACCAAGTGTATCGAGAACTATGATTCCCGAAGCAATACTTGAAACGTCAATTCCATAACTACCCGCTCCGGCAAACTCTCTACGAAACTCGTAACTGGTCGAAGCGGTGGTTACTGCTTTGATCGCCTTTCTTGGAAGTTTTATAAGTTTCTTTGCGAACTTATTTCCGTGTACTTTGAAAGTTGGTTCGATAGAGTTAAACTGTACGTTCGGTGATACAACGGTGTCTTTGATGTAAGTAGCTGAATTGATATTCGCGTGTGATGCAGTACCAAGATCATAGTAAAACCTAAAAACCGTATCCAATCCTGTTCCTCGAACCTTTTCAATATTTGTTACGGAGATGCTTAATCCAGTTGTGCCCACTTCGTAAGTACCCGTAAGAGGACTCGCGTTATCACCATCGATGTCGGGTAAGTATGCTTCGGAAAATTTGCCTTCGATATATGTTCCCAGTCCGGTTGAAACTGTAACAGTCTCTCCGGTTTTTGCGTCACGAGCTTTATCTGAGATAAGACTAAATCGACTGGCAGTTTCAACTCTTTCACCCGAGACATAAGCGATGCCCGGATCAATTTCAACCACATAGTCACCTTTGAGTCGAGTGATATCAGCTGAATCGGTAGCAGAATATTTCCCGTTGTTACCATTTCCATCGTTGTATGCTTCTCTTAAATGAGCAGTAAACCCAGAAATAGTATAATTTCCGCTTTCTTCGAAAGTTCTTTTTGTAAGAGCGTTTCCTAGTTTTCCTTCGCCAGTTGCATACTTTGTCGATAACGGTTTGATCTGTTTTCCATCCTTAAGAGAAACAAGAGTGACGAATTCTGTAGAGGATGCACCCGTAAGTGGAAAAACCTTGTTTGTATTGTATGGAATAGAACCGGATTGAAGAGCGGTCTGATCCGTAAGAGCAACGAGACCAAGTGATATCGTGTAGCGATCCGCACCAGGCTCAGAAGCATTAGGAACTCCACTGGCGTTATCAAACAACGAGGAATCATCGGTCGTTGTTTTGATCGCTTCAGTTACCTTAAATGCCAACCTACCAGTTATTTTTGTACTGGCGTCGGGTCTTTCGACAATTACATTTGTTGCTTCAACATTTACAAAGTGACCAGCAACAAAATAAACACCCCTATCGACGTGTAACTTAGTAGCGAATCCAGTCGCTGAAACAGTACCAATTGTTGTACCCGAAACTATAGTTGTGCCAGATATCGAATTCTTAGCACGAATTGTTACATCATTTCCAAAGATTTGCTTTGACGCTGTTCCCTTCGTGTAACGAAGATAGAGACGATACTTTGTTGTTGTATCATTTGTGGTGATCGCTTCATAGTCAACTACGTCGGCGGTGAGAGATATCGATTCGGGCGAGTTTATTGTTACGGAATCGATGTTCGTCAATAAACCCATTCGAGTAAGAGTATCGGCGGCCAACACCTGTGGTGAAGAAGTGCTGCTGATCTTTAGGTCAGCATGTGTTAAAACTACTTCTGCCCAGAAAAGATTTCCATCAATTGTTACGTCACCGTTCAGAACTCGACTTCCTTCCTCAAATACATGCGATCCAAAACGATCAACCTGAGTCTGTAGAAGAGTCTGAAGTTGATTGAGCTCACGAGTCTGTACCGGAATGCCGGGTTTAAAGAGTATTTTGAGGTGTCCCTTTGCTTCGTTGCCAGACGAAACATAGTCGTCATAATACGGTGAAGATTGGTAGAGTGTAGTGTTAATAGCCATAGGTCTTTAGAATTGTAAAACTATTCTTACTTTATCATTTTGTGCGCCGGATCTTGTTATCGATGTTCTATTATCAAGCATAAGGACTTCTCCGCTGAGATCCAATTGTGAAAGTGTTATCGGTGAGTTGAGAGGTGAATGATTCAAAGCATCATCATAGTGTTCAGAGTCAACAATTGATGTGTAGTCAAATGTAGTTGAATCGTTGGGTTGTTGAACTCCACTCGCATTAAAGATCTTAAGTGTTCCGCTCAAAGGAAGAAGATCTTGTGTTACGGTTGTTGAACTGTTTTGATGAAAATAAATCTTATCGGGTGTTCCGCTAGTATCTATATAATCAATCCAAGCCTTTTCTCCGGTGGTTGTTTTTTCGACATACCATCCACTTGCCGGAGTAAGTGAAGAAAGATCTTCGGAACCATCCATCAAAATATATGAAAGTGAATCGATTGTTCCATAAGATTCGGGTGAATCATTCGCGGAATCAAATGTTGGACTTTTAATAATCGATACTTGACGAAAGGTAAGATCCACCGGAGTTTCACCGGCAGGCGAATCGTTTCCGTCAAAGTCAGATGATACTCCGACATAGTATGGAGGAAAAACATCGAGGTTATTCGCACCAAATCCAGCAGACGGAGCGATCAAAGGTTGTATCTCCGCTTCGGTGTATGGTGAATCGACCGAAGGAGCGGAAGTAAAATCAATGCTTGCTTTGAGAATACCATTTGACCTACCAACACCAAATCCAACAAAGTCTGCCAACACCAAAGAATCAACTGGAGATGTCATCGGTGAATCACCACTTATGACTTCAGTTACTTTTTGTCCAGCCACAAGAATATTCAGGGCGGTGGTGCCGGTTGTACCATCTATTTGTGTGTATCGAAGAGTCGCCGGATAAATTCCATTGGTGTATCCACTTCCAGCCGAAACAATCTTAAATCCATAGAGCAAACCTTGTGTTGAATTTGCGGGCGGTGTGATGTTGACGGGAATCTCAAAGAAAGTCGAAGAGTTTGCGAAATCACTTCCGGTAGGAACCTCTCCTATTCGAACCCACATGTATCCATCTGATCCTTGTGTGACTTCTCCATCTACGGTACCGGAAGGACTATCATAAGAACTCTGAGGAGCGACTGTACTATTGGCTCCACTATTGTTATCTAAACAAAGATAGAGATACCCATCCGTACCAATCGCGTAACAACCCCGAGAGGTTACGGTGCTACCATCATAGGCAATGTTGAAACATGTTCGATCAGTACGATCATACCTTTTCCAAACATTACCAGAAGACCATGTTTGATTTGTCTTAGGTAAAAGTCTTTCGATATTTGTGGAAGTAAGGAGTTTCATTGAGATGAGATTTTGAATCGCATCTTGTCTTTCAAGTTCACTTCCGGTTGGAGTAGGAGGATCGGACTCATCGGCCCATGGATCGCTCTTACCTATTCCAATATAATATCCACTTGCTTGCGTGAGTGGTGAATCAGTTGCTAAAGTGTTTACGTTAGTAACAAATGCGTTTGCATTGTTCTTTCGATGATCATCTGTAATTATCGCAGGCATATTGTTTTATTTATATTACTTCTATCCACCCTGGCTGATGAGTTGGTGTATGATTTGATAAACCTGTGTAAAGATCCTGAACCCAGTTGGATTTTGTTGTGTCAAAAGAAGGAACGACTGTTCTATCAGTACGTAGGGCTCTTGTTTCAACGATCAAATCCGGAAAAAGTTTCAAACCAGCAGGATGAATGAGTTTTAGATAGGACTGTTTCCATCGATCAAACGATATTCCACTGGTGATTACATAGGAATAGTTTTGCCACCTATCACTATCAAGCAAACGATTATCATAAGAAACCCAACTTTGTCTACCATAAGAAGTTCGAAAGAGTTTTTCCGAAGGATACTCAACATTGACTTCATCATCAAAGAAGAGTCGAAAGAAGATACGAATGCTATCATGCGATCCTCGGGCCTTATAGAGTTCAACGATATTTCGAAAGAGTTGACGATTGTTCAGAACATCAGAGTTTGGTATCTCTCTTGCAATTTCTTTCTTAAGTTCGTTCAAGTAGGTGTCATCTATTAGATCAATATCGTGTTCCTTTGTGATACGATCTATGATATTTGTTGGCTGATCCTTTTGATTGAGAAACTCGTAATAGTCTTCCAGAAATGAGATAAGATCTGTTGGATAATTCTCCGATACAGTAGTACGGAGTTGTATAGGAAAGAGTGAGTTGACACTCTCCTTCTCGCGATTGTGGATAGTAATTTCTCCTATTGTTTTCTGCTTGTGAGACATATTACTTATCGCGAGCAAATGTTACGTAATCAGAAAGAAGAGGAGCAGTTCCGCTTGTGCTGGAATCAATGTCTCCTATAACCTGTGTTTCACCCAAATCAAAAGCAAGGACTTCTCTTCTTTTCGCTACGATATCGTCGGCTGCAGGTCTTACCTTTACACGAATCGTACTTGTAGTGGATGCAGGTAAATTATTCAGTTGAAGAATACCTGTTGCCGGAAAAAGAAATCCAGCGCTTTGAACTACCTTCTCAACTGTACCATTTGCTCTTCGTTTGAAAACAAATATCTTTCTTCTTTCAGTTTCTCCAACGATCTTTTCGTCTCCGAGTTGTACACTATCTCCAAGATATTTCCAAGTCGATGAAGATATCATAGAATCAGTTTGATCGATTTCTCCATCAAGCGCGAATGCAAAGTCAATGTTGTCATTCTCACTTTCATTTCCCGTAACGGTAATTGTAAGATTCTTGTATGCATACATTCGAGCAACCGAGTTAAGAATCGCTACATTGGTTTGATCGATTGCTTTAAGGAAAGTAGAGAATCGAAATACACCATTGAAGTTATTCAAGTTGTTCGAATCAAAGGTTGTGATTGCACGTCTTACATCCGTAACGAGTTCTTCTTTTGTTTTCGTTGTAAGCGTTGAATTGTATTTAAAGAAGACTTCGGCATAAAGAAAAGTGTAAAGAGGATCTCTCAATCGTGGTTTAATTGCTATAACCTTTCGATCATAGAGTAGAGCCTCAACTTGGTCTTTCTCAATATCAGTAAGAGTTGTTTGAGTCAGATCCAAAGGACGAATTGAAATATTGACCTCACCAAAGTTTGGTATATCGTTATCTTGTCCACCCCAAACTGCAACGTCTTTTACGTTACTGATATTTTGTTTGATCAGAGTCTTATAATCTTCGGCGGTGACAGCGCGATTCTGTGAAACAAAAGTAAGAGGAGCATTGTACTTAATACTCGTAAGTGATTCCTTTTCTTCTCCACCTTGAGATTTTAGAACAAGCGTTGGAGCTCCAGTACCATCAATTATAGCATTTGAACCACTCGCATACGTAAAACTTGTCGCACCATTTGCCGGAGCTCCGGCGGTTGTAAGGTAATCCAATCGAACAACGTCTAAAGGACTTAGACTTTTACCAAGAACACCATCACCGAATGTTACATCGTAATATCCCTCTCCATTTTCATTGAGAAAATATATCTTACTTGTATCGTCAATGTTGGTGAAAGTCTCAAACTTTGTGTAAGTATCAGGTGTTGCGGTTGTGAGAGTTGGAAAAACCTGAACTCTAAGAGTTGAAGTATCCACCTCACTGTGATTAATCACAAACTTTTGATAAGAACTATTATCAACAACGTAATCGGCGGTACGACGAATTCCCTGATAAATCTTGAGGTTTTCAAAAACAAACTTATTTGTGTCACTCAATCCAACTGTTGTATCGGAAATCGTTTGAAAGGTATATGTTACACCATCAATAGTTGATGTGAACTTTGTTCCTCTTGGAAGTGTATATTCTTCGGCAGTGCTTGATCCTTGTTTTGTGAATGTGATATTGATTGTTGCAACTGATGCGGTTCTACTCGTGGGTGTATATCCCAAAAGTTTTGCCCTCGAAACAACATTAGCTCTTAACTGTGCGGAATCCAAGAAGGATTCATTCATCGCCATGTGAGCATTGACAGCATTGTAATGTGTATTGTACGCAAGAACGTCAAGAAGAGAACTTAGTCCAGACCCTTCAAAATCCCAATCTTTAAACGCACTTCCG